CGATGAGATTGATGCTATCAAGGCGAAGCTCGCCAAGAAAGAGACCATCGAGCGCAATGAGGCTCGTATCAAAGAGCTTGAAAAGCAGCTCAGGGAACAGAGCGAGGAATTGGCTCAGTTGGAGGGTATCGAGTTCACTATGGCAGCATTCTCGAAAGCTCGCATCGAAGCCGTTGAGAATCGTATCAATGGACTTTTCTCTCTCGTCAAATTCAAGATGTTCGAGCAGCAAATCAATGGTGGCGAGGTCGAGACCTGTGAGGCTACCGTGAATGGAGTTCCTTATTCAGACCTGAATAATGCCATGACGATAAATGCAGGACTTGACATCATCAACGCAATCTGCAATTCAGAGGGCATCACCGCTCCAATCTTCATTGATAATGCAGAAGCCGTGAACGAGCTGCTGCCTACCCAATCGCAAATGATTCGTCTCGTTGTCACCGATGACGAGGCACTCAGAATTCAATAATCAATTTATGTTTCACAATTCAAAATTTCAACGCAATGGACGAAATTAAGAACATTCAAGACCTTTTGACCAAGTGGCAGGAGGCAGACAAAGAGAACAGAGGATTTATCCTCATCACCTCAGAGAGAAAAGAGAAAGGCAAGAATTCAGATTCTTATGCTGAGACTTGCGCAGTAGTCGGCAGTGGTGAAATCCTGACGGCAGGAGTCGCAGGACTCATCGAGAATGGCGAAGCTCCTTTGCTCGAAATCATCAATAAGGCAAAGGCTCATCTTATGCTCCGTGACCTTGCAAGAAAACTCAATTCCTAACCCTAAACTCAACGCATTATGGCAAATGAAATCCAAAAGCAGGAGCGTCCTATCGATTTGATGAAATCAGTCATCAACGCTCCATCAGTCCAAGAGCAGTTTCAGAACGCTCTCGGCGAACACAAAGATGCTTTCGTGGCATCGCTCATCGACCTCTTTACAGGCGACAAGCAGTTGCAGACCTGCAAGCCTGCTCTCGTGATTGCAGAAGCTCTCAGAGCTGCAACCCTGAGACTCCCTCTCAATAAGGCTCTCGGTTTCGCCTACATCATCGTATTCAACAACTCGGTTAAGAATGCAGATGGTTCATGGTCGAAAGTTCCTACACCTACATTCGTGCCTGGCTACAAGGGATATATCCAACTCGCTATGCGCACAGGTCAGTATCGCACCATCAATGCCGATTTCGTTTACGAGGGCGAGATGAGAAAAGTATCGAAGCTCACAGGTGAAATCGCTCTCGATGGAGAAAAGAAGTCTGACAAGATTATCGGCTACTTCTGCTATTTCGAGCTGCTCAACGGCTTCAATAAGACCCTCTTTGTGAGTGTCGAGGATATGGCTGCTTACGCTCTGAGATATTCTCCATCATTCAAGGGTAGCAAGAAACCGAGTGTAGAGGCTCTCATCAAGCTCGCTCAGGCAAACCAGCCATCAAGCAAGGTCGGTTGGGAGGGCAACTTCAACGATATGGCGTTAAAGACCGTCATCCGCCGTTTGCTCTCGAAGTATGGCTATCTCTCTGTCGAGATGCAGAACGCTCTCTCTAAGGATGTCGAGGACTCTCAGATGAGCCGAAACGACCTTATCAGCGAGAATGCGAATGGTCAGGCTATCGAACTCGAGAACGCACAATACGAGGAAGTCGATACAGAGACAGGCGAAATCAAAGAATCAGAAGCAGCTCCTTCTGACAATGCAGAAGAAGCTCCAAGTTACTAATATCTAAATCAGGACAGGGAATGGTACTCAAATGTTTAGGCTCAGGTTCATCGGGCAACTGCTATCTTTTGGAAGCCTCTGACGGCGTTTTAATCATCGAGGCAGGTATTCCTGCTATCGAGATAAAAAAGGCTCTCAGATTTCAATTAAAGCAGGTTCTCGGCTGTGTTATCTCGCATGAGCATAGAGACCATTCCCGAAGCCTGAAAGATATTCTCTCCTATGGTATCAGGGTCTTGGCTCTGCCTCAGGTGTTCGATTCTCATAATCTGAGGAATCGGGTATTCTGCAAGGAGATTCAGCCGATGCACGGCTATCAGGTCGGAGGATTCAAAATCTTCTGTCTGAGCGTGGCTCACGATGTGCCGTGTCTTGGTTTCGTTATAGAGCATAAAGAAATGGGCAGACTGCTATTCGTCACCGATACGATGATGCTTGAATACCGATTGCCGAAGCTCAATCATATCATGCTCGAAGCGAACTATGCGGATGACATTCTCCTGCAAAACATAGAATCGGGCATCGTGCCGCACTCGATGAAAGACCGCCTCCTGCACTCGCATATGGAGATTGAGACTACGAAAGGGATTCTCATGGCAAATGACCTCTCTGAGGTGTCAGAGATAATCCTAATCCATCTCTCAGGAAACAATAGCGATGCAGAGCGTTTCCGCAAGGAAATAAAAGCGGTATCAGGTAAGCCGACCTATATAGCACAGAGAGGACTTGAAATCGACCTATCATCAATACCCTACTGATATGAGCTATCTCGACCAAATGAAAGCGTGGCTATTGGCTCATCCTGATGCTACGCAAGAGGAATGCTATAAGGCAGGATATTTCCAATGCACCGATAATTGGGTGAATAAAGAAACATTTTCAACAATCAAAAAGAAAAAAGACAATGAACAAAGAATTGAAAATAAGTGCTGAGAATGCACTTGCAGCTTACAACAATACAGATGCCAACGGCAGAGAGCTTTTGGAGCATCTTTTCGGCAAAGAAATCTTTACTCAGGACATCAAAGATAAGGTCAAGACCTTTGAGGATGCAGTCGCAATCCTCGGAGATGAGCATCCTCTTGTCGCTCAGTTCAGGGTGATAGAAAGCTCATTCAAAGAGGCTGACAATAATCTGCATCTTTTCGCTTATGCTCGCCTCGTTATCATCGCAGAGGCTCTGAATGAAGGATGGAAGCCGAAATTCGATGGCGATGAGTGCCGCTATTATCCTTGGTTCTACATATACACCAAAGCAGAATATGAGGGACTCGATGAGGATGAGAAGAAAGATTGCCGTGTCGTTGGTCGGTCGAATAACGGTGCGAGTGCGGTTGGCGGTGTCGTGTATGCGTTTGCGCATAGTGCGTCATCGTTCTCGTATACGAGTTACGGTTCTCGGCTTGCCTTCAAAACGAGAGAGCTTGCTGAGTACTGCGGAAAGCAATTCATCGATATTTGGGAGAGATTCCTTTTTGCTTGAACTGAGACGATATGGCAGGATGGATAAAAATAAGCAGGGAGATTGCAAATCATTGGCTATGGCAGGATGCCGAAAGGCTGAAATGGTGGCTTGATTTGCTCTTTCTCGCCGCTTGGGATGATAAGCAAGTCCTGCACGACTCTCATCTATTCGTATTGCGTAAAGGTCAGATAATCGCCTCAATATCTTTTCTCTCTGAGAGATGGGGCAAGAGTAATCCCACTATCATCAAGTATCTCAAACTTTTAGAGGATGAAGGTATGATTTATAGGCAAGTTCTTTATAGGCAAACTCCTATCATAACTATCTGTAATTATGAGAAATACCAAACACAGGAGGCGGCTCAGGTTGACACCCTGCTTGATAGGCAAGTTGATAGCATAGTTGATACCCAAGTTGACGGAAATAAAGAATATAAGAATATAAATAATATATCTACAATATCATCTAAGGGCGAGTCGAAAAATTTGAAATTCATCGAAGAATTGAAGAATGCTCAGATATGGCTCGAACAGATGGCGATGAGATTCCATATCCCGATTGATGAGATAGTGAGGCGATTGGATGACTTTGCTCTCGATTGCGATTGCAGGGGAACGGAGCATCAGGACTTCAATGATACCCGAAGGCATTTTAATGATTGGCTGAGAATTCAACTCGAAGCCGAAAAACGAAAGAACAATGTTTCAGATAGACAAAAATCAGAAAATAAACGTAGAGGCTCTGATGTCACGGCTACTTCAGCGGAGGATTACGAGGGGGCGTTTTGAACTGCCCTATACCGATGAGCAGATGAGAGATATGCTAACGGCTTGCGTGATGACTGAGGTCGCATATCGGCATCAAGAGTACAGAGCGAGTCCTGAGATGGATTCTTACATCGAAAAGGCTGCTCAATGGCTCAAAGATGGCAAGACATTCGGATTGCTTCTTTGCGGAGTGCCAGGCAACGGCAAGACCACACTAATGAGAGCGATTCAGACTTGCATCAATATGCTCGACCTGAAAGATGACTTCAATCGAGATATGGGATTGGCGATAATCGATGCGAGAGAGATTGCGAGACTAAACAAGGATTCGTATGAGCAATTCAAGGCATATCGAAACAGGCAGATGCTCGGCATCGATGATTTAGGGTTAGAGCCGACAGAGGTTCTCGACTATGGCAATATCCTCAGTCCTGTAATCGATTTGCTCTCCTATCGCTACAATGAGCAGCTCTTTACGGTCATCACTACCAATCTCCGACCTCAGGAGATTCGAGAGAAGTATAAAGACCGAATCGCTGACCGCTTTAATGAGATGATGACGAAGATAATCTTCAAGAATCCCTCATACAGGGGTCAGAACGCACAGAAATAGGCTTTCCTGCGATTCTAAGCGCAAAGATGAATACTTTATCACCTGAACACAAGAAATCGCAGGAGAGCGCAGGAAAACGAGAAAATCAATAATTCTAAATTCAACGCAACAATGAAGAATCAAACATTAGAAATCGGCAGCTATCTCATCCCTGAGGGGTGCAAGGCGACCGTTATGGGTGGAGAGGTGATAATCTCCATCAAGAAAGATAATCGTATCAAAGAGGGCGATTGGAGATGCAAAGACTGCATCCATCGCAAGGAGGGAAAGACCTCTATCAACGCATGGTCTATGAGTTGGGTCTGCGAGCTGAAACCGAAGACCGTCCGCAATCCTCGATTTGCTAATCAAAAACTATTCTACTGCGCCAATCGGAATGATAAGGCGTGTGAGAATTTCGAGAGAAAGGAGGGTTGAGTATGAAGCGAGTAATCAAATTCAGAGGAAAGACCCTCTATGACTTCATAGAGAAAGTCAGTGGCGAATACGAGATACCTCAAGGAACTTTCGTATATGGCTCTTTGGTTTTCGATTGCAATAAAAATCCTCTCATCGATATTCAAGGATATAATAACGGCATCGGATTCAAATCTCAGTATCTTGTAGATGCTAATACGGTCGGTCAGTTTACAGGATTGCATGACA